GATTGCTGTCGTCGCATTGTCCGCGTTGACGGGATACCGGCTACTGGAGGTAGGTCTGGACCCCGGAGATGGCCTGCTCTACGCCGTTTTTCAGCCAGCTACCGGGGTTGCCGACGAGGTGCGAGCGTACTTTGCAGCCGCGCCAGACCAGCCCTGTGGACTCGAGGTCTACCTGGAGGCGGCACAGTGAAGCTGCTGGCCGCCCTCGCCGTCGTGTTTCTCGTCGGCCTTGTGCTCGCCTGTCGGGCCTCTGATGGTGTCTCCGTAGCCGTGTGCGCCGGCGCCATCATGGCCGGCCTCTGCTGTATTTTCCTCGGCCTTGCAACGATGGTTGCGGCCAACTGCACCATCGAGGGGATCAACGAGCCGCGTAAGCGCCTCTAACCCAGCCCACCCGTCGGGCGCGGCAAGGGTTTGGCGAGGGGGTTTCCGCGTCCTTTTCCGAGGCCCCCTTGCCGCTTTTTTCAACAGAAACACCACATGAGATCCAAAATCATTGAAAACATGCCCTTTGCGGAGTACCTCGCGCTCCCGGGATTATCCAACTCCCAAGCGGCGGTACTACTCGGGAAGACGCCTGCCCACCTCCGGGCTCACGAGTGGGGCGAGCAGAGCTCAGCCATGAGGGTCGGTACCGCCGTCCACATGCTGGTGCTGGAGCCAGAAAAGGTGGCGGCAATGCTCCCGGTTGCCCCCGTGGTCGACAGGCGTACCACCGCCGGCAAGGCGGCCTGGGCGCGGTTCACCGGAGAAATGAAACCTGGGGCGCTAGTGCTGAACGCGGACGAGCGGCGCCTGGCCGACGGGGCCGCAATCGCGGTCCTCACCAACAGGCAGCTGGCCGAATCGGGACTGCTTCGAGGCCGTCGAGAGCTCACCATCTTATTCGACCTCGACGGGTGTCCCGCGAAAGCTCGCCTAGACGTGTTCGCAAATGCCGGGATCGCGGTGGATCTGAAAACGAGCCGTAACGCCTGGGAGTTCCACCGGAGCGTGCCCAAACTGAGCTATCACCGCCAAGCGGCCTTCTACCTCCGAGCTGCCGCCGCGGCGGGGCTCGAGCCCAAAGCGTTTCTGTTCGTTGTCGTCGAGACATCGGACGAGATGATGCGCTCCGAGAACAAGGCCGAGTTCGTGCGAGTGATCAAGCTCGACGACGTCGCCGTCCACCATGGCGAGCTCGAAATCCTTCGAGCTGCCAAAACCTACCGCCAATGCCTCGATTCCGGCGAGTGGCCGGGATACTCAGGGCGTGGTATCGAGACTGTTTCCCTGCCCATGTGGGCACTTACCGAGGAATAACATGGACGCCAAGAAAGAACAGCCGGACGTAACGCTCTACGAGCGGAAAAAGGCCGACCGGTGGGGCCTCGCTAAGGCTCTGTCGACCTCCGACCTATGCCCGAAGCAGTTCCGCGGGAAACCAGCGGACATCGCCATAGTCCTACACCAGGCAGAAACCCTTGGGTGCGACCCACAGAGCGCACTCCAGAACGTGTTCGTGGTTAAAGGGACTCCGGGGTATTCGTCCAAATTCCTGATCGCCCTCGCGAACCGATCAGGCGTCTTTCGTGGGCCGATCCGGTTTCGTTACGAGGGCACTGGAAATGCGCTCACCGTGACCGCCTGGGCAAAACTGGCCGAAGACGGAGGCATCGTCGAATCCATTCCCGTGTCGATGGAGCTTGCTAAAAATGCGGGCTGGACCTCGAACGACGCCTACCAGAAGACCCCAGCGCTCATGCTGGCCTACCGGGCAGCAGCCTTCCTCATCCGGCTGTCCTGTCCCGAAGTCACCATGGGAATGCTTTCCGTGGAAGAACTGCAGGACATGGCCCACTACCCGGCTTCCGCCTCGGCGGAAGCCACCGCGACCGTCGACGCAATCCTGCGCGGCTCTACCCAAAGGCTGGACCCCGTCGAGGCCGAGGACGCGCAGTTCTCGGTCAGCGTCGAAGCCCCCGTCGAGGTCGAGGTCGAGGTCGAGGACGAGGGCAACCCATTTGCCGGTCTCTACCCTACCGAGGCAACCCTGTGAGTAAAAGCCAGGGGCTGCCTCGGCGGTCGGCGGTCGGCCACCGAGTGAATAAGTCGGCAGGCACGTCACGTGCGCTGTGTGAGGTGCCTGCCATAAACCGGTTGCCCAACCACAGAACAACCATGTCTGATGCCTATAGTACCAGAAACTCCCGCGCGTTCTACCAATCATCGGTTTTTGCCGACGCAATGCGGGAACTCCGAGTCCCGTTCGGCGCGCGCCTCCTCTTCGAGGAGTTGGTCCGGGCCTGCGGGAAGGACCGTCGGTATACCTGGGTCTTGCAGTCGGATCTCGCCGAGCGCTTCGCTGTCACGACCCGGACAATCCAGAGGTGGGAAAAGGCACTCGTGCGGGCCGGTCTGCTCACGACCGCCAGGGCAAGCCTCTGGGCGCGCTGGAACGGCGGCGGAACCCGGAGGCTCGCCATCCCCCACGAGTTTTCCCGCGGGGCCTTCCGGTGCCCGGGAGGGGTCCTAGACGAGGATGGCCGCTGTCTCAGCGGGGAGGGGGTGACGATCAAGGCCGTCGTGGCAAAGTGCCGCGAGGGTCTGGTGAAGGCAATGTCGCATCAGTGGCGCAAACCTTCCTCTATTGGGAATAAGAGAAAAGAGAAAGGCCGTAAACGGCCACAAACGAACGCTCTCCGTCCGGGTGAGCGGCTGATTCCGGGGCTCTGCATCGTGCGAGGGGGCAACGCCGCGGTTGATTACGCGCAGTACCTCGCTAATTTCCTCGGGCGTGTCGGCCTAGGGGCTCCCGAATGACCGTGGTGCAGGAGGCACAGAGCGCCTTCGTGGGCGCCCTTCTGCTGTGTCCTGGCAAAGCCGCCACGGTGGAGGCCATAGCTAGGCCGGAGGACTTCCCCGACAAACGCCTCGGTGTGCTCGTAGGGACGGTCTACAAGTTGGCCCGTGACCCGGCCCCGGTCGACATAGTTTCCATCGTCACGCAGCTCCGAACGGACGGGAAGCTCGACTGGTTTGGCGGAGAGTCCGGGATTATGGAGCTGATGTCGGCCGTTACGTCAACGGCCCACATCGCACACCACGCGAGCATAATTCGCCGTGATAGCACGCGTCGGGCCATCATGGCCGTCTGCGAGGACGGTCTCTCGCAGGCGCGTGGGCTGTCCGTCAACAAGTCCGCGGCGCTCGACGCGTTGCTGGCCGGTCTGGAATCCGCCATATTCTCAGTCGGCAGACAGGTTCTCGGTGGGGCGGTGGGCGGGTCCATCGAAGACCTGATGACTGAGGTCTTCACCGCGCTTGATCGGCCGCAGCACGAGCGGCAGAAAGGCTGGAAGATCGGCTACCACGCGATCGACCACATGACCGCCGGTCTCCGGCCCGGTGAGCTCACGCTGATTGCGGCCCGCCCTGGTGTGGGGAAAACGGTGTTTGCCCTTAACGTGGCCGCGAACCTATGTAGCGGCGGCGCTAAGGTCCTCTTCGTGAGCATGGAGATGTCCACGGAGCAGATCGCTCAGCGCGTCCTGTCACGCGAGTCCCACGTGAGTGGCTACCACCTTCGAAGCGGCTACCTCGACGCCGCTGATCGCCGCGACATGGTTGGAGCCGCGGGCCGCATGAGCGGATGGAAGCTGCAGATATTTGAGGATTACGGGACTTCCGTTGGGCGACTCGGGTCGATGGCCAGACGGGCATCGAGCGACATGGGGGGGGTTGATTTTATCGTCGTGGACTACCTGCAGCTCATGTCCGACCAGGCGAGCTCGAAGCGTGGCCGCGTCGAGGAGGTGTCTACGATCAGCCGCGGGCTAAAGTCTCTTGCGCGAGAGCTCCGCGTCAACGTGATTGCTCTCTCGCAGCTGTCTCGAGCTGGGGTGGATGGCGAGCCGGGGCTCCACCACTTGCGCGACTCGGGGGCGCTCGAGCAGGATGCAGATCAAGTAATTATGCTCTGGACGGAGGAGATCGACCACACCGGCCATGGCGGGCTCCGCTGGAG